ATTTCTGTTTGCTTTGATTCATTGATCATTTGAGTGAGAGAAACATTCTTTTCAATTTCTTCATTAAGTCTAGATTCAATCTTCTCTAGCTTATTGCTCATTGATTCAAGAACATTAACTTTTTCTTCTGGTACATCAATATAATGTTCGGCAAATAGATTACGAAGACCTGAAATAAAGTCTTCTGTTAGTTCTGAACGAAGTCCTGATTCAATAGCAACTTCGTTTTCAGATACCCAATGCTCAATAGCATAGTTAAGATATGCATCAACTTGTTCAATGAGTTGTTCATGAATTTGTGTAACTTCTTCTTCAAGAGACTTAGCATATGCTTCTTCAAGAACTTCAACTTCTTCTTGTACTCTTGTAGAAACTGCTGATTCAAAGATTGTTTCTGCCTTGACACGGAAATCTTCAGAAAGATTTTCACCAGCTAGCAGTGCATCAACATGTTCCTTCATCATCTTCTTGGACCATGCTTCCTTCATTTCTTTCTTTTCTTCTTTTTCACCTTTTTCTTCTTTCTCGTCTTCTTCTTTTTCTTCAACGAGTTCAAAGTTTTCTTCAATGGCTTCAGCAATTTCTTCGTCTGAATAGCCTTCTTCAACCATCTCTTCAATAAATGCTTCTAGTTCTTCAGAGATTTCAAATTCTTCGTCCATTTCTTCTTTTTTACTGGCCTTCTTTCTTTCGGCTTTCATTTCAGCTTCATGTTCGTCTCTCTTTTGACGTTTTCTATCCATATAAGCAGATTTAATTTCTTCTTCAGAAGGCTTTTCTTCGGCTTCAGCCATAACACCTTGACCTTGTGTTTTCATTGGTTCTTGACCAACAGCAGAAGATGCAGACTTAGACTTATCTTTCTTTGACTTTACTTTAGCGTATGGATTAGGATCGGTAACAGAAGTAACTGGACCACCCAAATCTTCGTATTGATCAAACTCACCTTCTTCAGGTGCATTTGGATTAGCAAATCTTGGTTCAATTCCTCTTGAACCAGGACGCAATGTTGCAGAATTTGGTGTCATCATTTTTGCACCAGCATCAGGATCAGATTGTGAAGAACTGACAGAAGGAATCATACCTTCTTTCATTAGAACTTTCTTTGCTGTTTCAGTAAGGGATGCCATTATTGTTAACTCCTATGTTTTCTTTATTTATAATTCTTAGAATTTAGAAAGATAGTTTTTGAAAATAACTAGAGCTTTTTCTTCTATTTGTCTTTTTGAGAAAGTTCTAATTTGCTTTCTTGATTCTTCTATGTATTTCTTTTGCCATGTGTTTGTTGAACTATCCAACCACCAGTCATAGTTTTCCATGATACCTTTGACAAAAGCATCAGGTGCTGATGGATCAGCAACAATATCAGCAGCGGTTGCTAGTTTGAAATCATCTTGAACTAACTGATAGCCATTATGTGGCTTCAATGATCCAACACCTCTTGTTGAAACACCAAGAGTAACACCACCATCTAAAAGTCCTTTGACAGTATTGCCCATAGGAGTGTCTAGAATTTTTGCACGTCCAATAAAGTTATTACCATCTGGATACAACTTAGTAATCATATGTGATACACGATCTAGATTGATTGAAGGAGTATCAGGATGTCCTAGTTCACCCATTGCACGATTTTTATTTACATATTCTTGATTATAACGATTGACTTCATTAGAAAGAACATTGTATGGATATACTCTTCCATTTCTGTTCTTTGTTTCGGCCATCATAAAGACACCTTCAATGCAATGTGTTTTCTTACCAGACTCTTTGTCTTCGGTAATAACAACTCTTACGTCTTGAACCTCTTCTTTTATCAACTTCATTGGTTTTAGTATCCTAATCTTTGTCTCTTTTGAATTGATCTTGTTCTTTTACGAAGTATCTGTTGCATCTTGGCACGCTTCTTAATCTTTGCTCTCTTGGCACCTAGTTTTCTTCTCCGTCTTTCTGTGGGTGACATTCTTGTCAACTTACCACCACGAAGAGTGAATCCAGGAACATTAGAAACTTTTTTGCGTCTTTGCACCTGACCATTCCGTATTCTGAGTGCTACAACTTTTACTCTAACTGCTTCTAATAGTTCTTCTTCTGTCATCTTACAGGCCTAAATTTTGGATGGCTCAATGTTGTTCTTGGCACAACACCGGGTCTTTCTTCTGGTTTAGATAGTGGTTGCTGTTTAGGTGAATTAGGTTTAACTTCTTGTTTTGCAAGTTCACCTACTTTTGCCGAGTCAGCATCTTTATTAATAATATCACTAACCTGTCCACTATCAGCAGCCTGTTGCGCCATTCTACCAACTTTGGCACTATCTTCTGCTGATGGTACTTGTTCTTTTAATTTAACAACATTATAGTTTGGTTTTGTTTTTGATTTTCTTTCTCTAAATAATGCAGCAGGATCAACTGGCTTTTCTTTGGCAGTTTCATCAGAATGTGCTTGTGCTGCTTTGATTTTTTCGGGTGTTACATTTCTGGCACGAACTTTTTCCTGCATTATTTTCATTGCGGCTTTCTTAGCTTCTTCTTTCATAGTTTCAATACTAGCAGTTTCTGGTTTTGTATATGATGGATTAGTTGTATTTCTCATGTGCTCCAATGCTGATTCAACATCACCATGTTTATCATAATGTTTATGATAAGCTACCATGGAATTACCATTATCTATCGTAAATTTATGATTTCCTTCATTATCATATACACTCATTTGACCAGCTCTGCTCAAAACAGTGTGTTTTTCTCCAACATGTTTCGTGACATTGTTTGAATCTTTTCTTTTAGAAGGGTCTAAAGCAACAACATCACCTTCAGTCAAACCTCTTTTTTGCTTTTCATGTGATAGAATTACATCTTTACCACCTGTTTCATCATAATTACCATTCTTATCTACTTTCAACTGTTCACCGACAGACATCTTAGCAGCATACATCTTCTTTGCTTCATTGAGCTTCCGAGCAACAATAATCTTCAATTCTTCATGAAGATTATCATTAGCTTTTGTATAATCTTTGTTAATAATGCTTTCTACTAAATCTTTCATGGTGCTGCTGGACCTCTGTTGAATGCTACTGGGTCTGCCGTTTGACCCTGATCATAGTCTTTACCATCTTTTCTCACTTCAATAAACAAAGTGAAGTTATCATTTGCCTTCATACCAACAGTAGAAATTAGAATATCACCATTTGTATTTGCTTCTGGATTGGGAAATGTTCCACCACCCACACCACCCCATGCTTCGCCTGAATAATCAAATGAATCATCTGAAACTACCATAATTTCTGAATTAGAATCACCGTGCCACTGTAACTTGAGATATCCTGTAGAATTAGGACCAATGTTTGTAGAACCTTTGATTCTGCTGATAGATGTACTGTAACTTGTTCTTGGATGTGTATTGGATGCCATAATATAACTATTGGCATTAAGTGCATATCTTAGTGTTGAAACATCAATCAATGTTGTGTTTGCAAACTGAGTACCATCAGAGATACAAACATACTTGATGAGTGCTCTACGATTAGTATCAACTATTCTTTGTTCTCTAATAAGGTTTGCCATATGTTCCTACTGTTTTAACACGAAATTGATTGCTTTACGAAAAGAAACAATGTCTTCATTCAACATACGTTCTAGTTTCTTTTTGTTTTGCTTGTTTAATGATTCATGAAGATTCACAAGTTTTTTTGCTATGCTTTTATTTATTGAAATTGTTTCTTCACCAATTTGAAGTTGATGTGAAGGAATATCATTTTCTACTATTTGTTTTAGAATAGATAGATTGGATTCATTAAAAGGTGTTTGTCTTGCTTGATTTGGATATCCGCCACTTCTAACTGTTTGGTTTATTTGTGTAATATCTCCACCCGATAATCCTGCTCTAGATGGACTTGCAACTTGTGGTTTTAAACCACCAAAATTATACTGTGTTTCTGATGGTTTTGTTGCATCTTTAAATGCATCGCCTAAACTTGCTGCGCCTTTTACAGCACCTGTTACAGCACCTGTTACAGCACCACCTATACCTTTTGCAATTTTCCATCCTGTTGATCTTGAAGCACTTTGTTTTGCAAACTTTGCTGCTTGTCCTACAGATTTACCTGCTCTCAATGCTCTAACACCAGCAATAGCACCTTTAATTCCTGCAGCACCTAAGCCACCTGTAGCTACACCCGCAACACCAGTTCCAACGTCTAACGCAGCACTACCAACATCACTTAAACTAGGCACTTCACCTTTTGCTACTTTTTTAGCAACACTTGTTACTCCAGGAGCAACAAAATCTGCTGCTGTTTTAGCGCTAGATTTAACATCTTCCCAACTAACTTCATCTAACTGTCTTTGTTCACGAATCATATTCAGATTATTTCTGAATGATTCTTTTGTAGGTTTAGGTCTATTTACTTTAGGTGGTATTCCACTTCCACCAACAACACGTGATTTATCTGATGCTGGTGGTGCTGGTGCTGATGCTGGTGCTGATTTTGTTGCTTTAGGTTCGGGTTCAGGTATTTTCATGGCAGCGGAACTTGGCAATATATTTGGTTTTTTTGGTCCTTTACCAATAAGAGATAAAACTGCATTTCTTGTTGCCTGTCCTGCTGCAGCCGCCATATATAGTCCTGGTTCTTCTGATTTTAGTTTTCTTAATTCTTGCGCATTTTGTTGTTTTTGGGCTATCTGTTTATTACCAATCTTTTTAGCGGCTTTAACAGCATCTTTACCTGCCCATGATCTAACTCCATCAATAGGAGTTTTCATTCTGGTTTTTAGGCGACCAAGTGCACGTTGATGTGCTTCGATATATCTTTGTTTAGCAGCATCATCCAATTTGGAATCATCTTCAACATCTTTTATCTTGGTCATGCGTGCTGCATAAGCTCTTGATGCCAGTTCTTGCGAAACTTCATCTAGTGTTTCTTCATTCAATTGCGGACTCAAGTCTTTAACATTAGGACCAAATGGAATAGAGATATATCTATCCAATGCCTGTGAGTAATATAGTCCAATCTTTTGATTATCAGGAAACACACGAATAGCCTTTCTTTTGAGAATGATTACTGTTGGCATATCTTTGTCTGATGGATATGACATTGCTTTGCCACTATTCTCTACGACAACATTTGCAATCAGACTTTCAAGCAATGATACTAGACTTTTCTTTTCGGCATTAGTCATCTCATTGATATTCTTATTCAATGAACGTCTAATCATAGGAATCTTAGATTCTTCAATGATACCAAATGAAGCCAAATCAGCAAGATATAATTCCTTGCTGTTGGCTTTGTCTGTGACTATATCGTAATGTTCTAGTATTTGCTTGACTGTTATCATTTCACTTACTTATCATTAAAAAACTTGTTTGCCATTTCCATCTTTTTTTCTTCAAGCATCTCAGCAGCCTTTTGTGACAATGCTGCACGTAGATTCTTGTTCATTTCTTCAAGTTTACCTTCTGATAAACTGATTAATGCTTGTCTAATTTTCATTGTTCTTTCCTTAAATAAGTATATTTATACTTTTACTGTACAATCAAAATATATTACTTCCAAATTCATGTTTTGACTCATCAAATCGGAACCAACAAGATTTTTTGGACCATCCATAATTTCAAGTGTGGCCCCTCTTGGTAATATAAATTCAGCATCTTCTGGTTTGGCTGAGAAATCAGCAGCATATATTCCTTTAGTATTTTTCTTTACTAGAATTTGAAGAACAAATACTTGTGGTCTTCCTGCAAAACTAGTTTGTGATACCTGTGCTGAATTCAATACAGTATTTAGATTGATAGATGTGTTTCTATATGTTAGAAATTTAAACTTCATTCCTGGTTGAAAATCTTCAATTCTGTAGTCAGCAGACATTCTAGTGTATGTAAGAAAATCTGCTGGAGCTCTAGACTTTTTCATTACAGAATCCATAGCATCAATAAAATCAGGAATAGTATCATCTACTGATGATCTTTCAATTTTCTTTGCAGGAACATCTGGAGGTAATGTTGCTAGTCTTTGATTTATGTTTGGATAAGCATCATTTGTGTAACTATAAATTGCATTTAATTCGTCGTCATCATACTTATCTGCTGTATACTGAGATACTAGATAGTCATTTAGTTGCTGTATTTGTGGTGCCATAGCAGCACCATAGTTACCATAATCATCAGCATTATTTGTTTTGAATGTATTTGTTTTGACAGCACGATTAAATTGCACTAGTTTATCGTTTTGTACAATATGTGATACTTGATTTGTTTTTGGATCAATATACCGTCCAAATCCAGCATAATTCAATCCAAGCTTATTGGCTTGCTGAGAAGCAGGAGATTGTACTTCTGTCTTGACTTGATTTAAGTCTTCTTTAATATTTCTCATATTTGCACCATATCATTTGCTTGAATTTCAAACTTAGAAGGTAACATAGGTGTACCATCAGGATTTAATTGTTCACCATTAGGACCAACTTGTTGTTGCATTGGTACAGGATTACCATTTTGATCTAGTGTCATTCCCTGTGCGGCAGCATCGGCTTGTGCTTGTGCTTGTTGTTGCTGAGCAGCTTGTGCTTCTGTTGCCATCTGTTGATTTATTTCAGCAATATCTTCTTCTGTTTGCTGTAGAACATTCTTTCTTACCCATTCAGACGAAAAATATCTGCCGACAAATGGATCAATAATTTGTAGTGTTGTCAACCGATTATTAAGAAGCTCAGTTTCTTTAAGTTCTGTAAAGTTATTGTCTTTCTTATAATCATACCAAATTTTTTCTTTGAATTCTTTCCATTCTTCTTCAGTGCAAACTCTTTTAAGCACAAGTTGAATTCTTAAAAGATCATCAAACAATGTAGAAAATTTGTTACGCAGTCTATCTACAAACTTAGCAAATTTCAACTCATCTCTTGTAATTTCTGTTGATCTACCTAAAGAGAAGCCCTGTTGTGCTTCTAATCTTGAGATAGGGACACCAAGTGCTTTGTATAGTTTCTTTTCAAAATATTTAACATCTTCAAGTTCACCGAGATTTTGACCGCCTGGAAGTGTGGTAATTTCAGTTCCTTTACCTCCTTCACGTCTTGGTAGCCAAAAATCTTCAAGCATAGAAAGATGTTTTCTATCATCTTTGATTTCACCTGTGCTTGAATCATAAACCAACTTGTTACGATATTTTACCATAATATCACGAAGATATTGTTCTGCTTTGATTGTTGGCATGTTACCAACATCAATATAAAAGATTCGTCTTTCTGGAGCACGTGATAGTCTGTAAATAACAGTAGCATCTTCAACCATTCTTAATTGATTGAGAGGCTTGATTGCTTTATGAAGATAAGAGAGAACCATAGACCTCTTAGCATCCATTAACCCAGAGTTTACATTTACAACAGAATCGGTTGATATCTTAGCACCAAGATTAGAATGAGTACCTATGATACCTCTTTCATTATAAAGGTAATATTCATTTTGTTTCTTGATTAATTCAATACCAGTTTTAGGATCTTTTGTCTTTTGAATTTCACGAATCTTGCGAATGCGACGTGGATCAATATATCTTAGTTCCTGAATGCCTTTAGCGGGAGATGCTTCTTCTATAATAACATGATAGAACATTCTTCCATCAATATACCAACGTCTAAAAATATCATGACCCATATTACCAAAATTTAGCAGCTTGAGAATGTATTGAAACTCATCTGATATCTTTTTCTTGATAGTATCTGCAACTTCTAGATCATCAGTATTAATTTCAACAGCTTTACCTGTATCATCCATAACAACAGCATCATTGATAATTTCATCAATTGCTGTTTCTAATTCTGGCTGCATACTCATTTCACGATAACGAGTAACAAGCTCAATCTCGTTTCTGACAACACCGTCTAAATCTACATATGTGCCATAATAACCACCAGATTGGATAGTTACAGCACCATCATCATTCTGAGGAAAAGCAAATGTTTTATTTTTGATTTCCTCAGCAGATTGGATATTATCTGTTGAAGGTTTACTGCGACCTATCTGGAATCCAAATAATGTGATTGCCACCGATTATTTCCTTTTCTAACATGATGATAGGGTGAAGATTAACAACACCCTATCTGTATATAGTATTATGGAATAACAGGTAGAATTGGACTTGTAACAGCATTTGCGCCAACAAAGTCTGTAGTGGGTCCATTTGTACCACCAGCCCACTCCCACCATTGATAAGCAAATGTTACTGCATATTCTTCAATTGTATCATTTGCACCCCAATCAAGTTCAATAGGAGAAACATCAATTGGAAATAGTCCAATAAACTTATATCTCTTGATTGTTGAACCATCTTTACCAAATTGTGTTACGAAACCGTCTTGCTGATATCCACCATCGCCTTTAATGAACTGAGGACTTCTTAAGTTACCGACGTGTGAGTTTAGACCACTCATCCATCTTTCAAAAGCATCACGGATCTTAAAGTCTTCATCGTTAATAACCGTTACTGTCCATTCTGGAAATGAACGATTGCCCGAAAACTTAAGTTCACGTCCAAAATAGAATTGTGGAATCTGATTGACAGTAGAACCAGGAAGTTGTGCTGCTCTTGCCATAAATGTGAACTTGGTTTGTGCACCTTGTCCTTGTGTCAATGTAGGAAATGTTAGATCACACTTGAACAAATTAGGACGTGCACCGTCATAATTCATTTGTGATCTAAACTCTTGTACCCGAAAAGCCATGTAGTTTACTCCTTAGAGAATTGTTTTTATATATTTATGTTACGTAAGACCAACCATTTTTATTTTCTCTAATATAACCATAAAGTTTTTGATATGATATATTAGAATACTGTTTGTTTGCATCTCGTATTGAATCAAAAATTTGTTTTCCATCAGTCACTTTTCTTGCATTAGTTTTAGATTCAAGTAATCTTTGTCTATGCTTTTCTCTAATAACAGGATCATTCATAGGATTATTGTTCTTTGTGAAGTCAGATTTTATTTTTCTTCCTTCTTCAGTCAGTGTTGATCTACTATTTGCTAATCCTATTTTCTTTTTAGTTTCTTCTGATGGAATCCAACCTAAAGCACCTTCTCCACCATATGTCATATTGTAACCGTGTCCATCTCTAAAATGAGTATTATGTTCAAGTATCATTTTGTTTTCAACAACATTCAAAGTATGTTCTCTATCTTCACTTTGATATAATACTTCCCAATCGAAATTATCAATACCATATTTTCTGATTGCTCTATACAGAGGATATTTTTTATTCTTTCTGGTTATAGCCTCACAAATATGTACTGATTTACGGGAAGGCCATTTCGAATCAAATCCAATATATGCCTTCCCATTTGTTTTGTTTGTCACTTTATAGATGGTATACATAAATGTCTCCATATTATTGTTTACCATCTATTTAGTATATTCTACCACGAGGTTGTTGGGTATTTTAGAAACGTCCAACCACCTCTTCAAAAGCTACGCCCGTTCTAACGGCAACAAAATTTAATTGTATAAAATTAATGCTGCGGGCAGGCTTAATATAGATATCGCCAACAAATTCATTACGGTCAATTACTTCAGGAGTATTATTTGTTGTGTCACAAACAACACGGAAGTCAAAGATACCACGTCTTCCTTGTACGTCTCTGAGGAATGGTTCTACGAGTGCAACGAACTGTGCTCTTGTAAATTCATCGTTGAATTCAAATAGTGAATACTTAGCAGCACGTGCAATTGCTTTTTCAAGAACGATAAAGAGTCTTCTTACGTTGATTCTATCAAAAGCAGAAGGTTTAGCAAGCATGGTCTTATCACCATACAGAACAACACCTTCTCCTGGGAATGATACGACAGGATTTACACCATTCTTATAAAGCTCATCTCTATCTGTCTTATCTGGATTCCATGCCAATTTAACAACGTTCTTGATTTGACCACGATTGAATCCTGCTGGTGAATACCATGGATCTCTTTCAAAGTCTGTTCTAACGCAAAGACCTGCGATATCACCATTGAGTGGTACCCAACGATAAACATTGTTGTACTTATCAAATTGAAGCTTCCAGTTGTTGTCCATTACCGCATATGAAGAAGAATTGAATAGATTACGGTATGTAATAATATCATCTGCTTCGGAACCAGAATTGTTAACAACATCTTCATAAAGAGGAGAAACGAAAGCAACACAGTCTTTTCTTGAACCAGCAATATTATCAACAACATATTCTGCTACTGTATTATTAGCAGCACCAGTAATAATCAATGATACATCAATTTCTTCTGGATTTGCAAATCTATCATATGCATTGATCAGATCAGCATTTGTAGGCAGACCATATCTACCATTTGCAAGAGATGCTGTATATGATGTAGCATCCTGTTTAAATGTTGTATTAGAAGCAGCTGATCCCCAGTTCATATTTGCTGTTACTTCATCTGGATGATTCATGATGTAAATGTATCTTGAACGCTCATTAATAACATTTACGTAATAGTTTGAAGAACCATCATCGTTGGTAGCATCAAATGCTTTTGAAGTATAACCGAATTTTTCTAGAACTGTATTTGATACACCCGAAAACTTGCCTTTTTCGTCAATTACAATGATGTGCATTTCATCATTAGCACCATTAACATTTGAAACATATGCTGATGTACCAGGAACAGTATTAAATTCATCATAATATGTCCATGAAGGATATGCAACAGAATTTTGTGATGCCCATAATGAAACTTTAAGTGAATTGCCTAAATCACCAGGATAACGGGCAGCAAACTGTCCTACTGTATTGGCTGCTGAAAGATCAAGATATTGAATTTCATAATCATCTCTATTTCTAATAATAGGAGCAACTGAGCCTGAAGTTGCATTGTTTGATGTTGTATTGGAACCAGCACGCACAACCTTCAAATTTCTTGCATATGAAAGGAAGTTGGCAGCAGTAAAGAATGATTTAAATGTATTTGCATCTGGCTTACCAAATGTATTTACTAGTTCAACCTCATTACTAATTGTTACAACAGAACCCATTGGTCCCCAAACGAAAGCACCAGCAAAGGCACCTTCTGTGGTACCAACTGCGGGTACAATAGTTGTCAAGTCAATTTCAGAAACATTGACTCCAGGTGAAAGCATAAAAGCCATTTTTCAGTCTCCTTTTGAGAGGTTATTGTTATTATTGTTTATTATTTAGAAAAATGAAGATTTCTGCTATTTTTCTCTTGACAACCTCTTGACAGAGTGATATAAAGGCTATGTAGCCGTTTCAATGAATCATAATCTGTGTTTATTGGACAACACATCAAACTCTGTATTGTCAAACACAAATCTATTTCCTCTGCTTATCACCCACTTCTCTCTAGAATCAGACTCAATATCATCAAATGGATCATCTATACTATTATCCATGATACCAAATGGTACTATCTCTTGATCCATTATATTCATCTGTTCTTTCTGTAATGCACTTCTGATATCATTATTAATGTTTTCTTTAAAGTATCTTTGTCCTGTTAGCCATCCAAAATGCACAAGAGTCATAGCCAAGTCATCATTATTACCTTCTTCTGCTTTGAATGTTTGTTTATCTGCAGAAAATGTCATTAGTTCTTGTATCGTATCATAATCGTTGATGATCAACTTATCTGATTCAATTAAAGTTTTGAGGTTAGTACAACCAATCATTTTTGTTTGTTTAGTTGTCTTGAGACCATAAGCTATCTTTTTCTTAAATCCAGGTGTATGTTGTTGCCCCTGTTTACCCTTCATTTCAATCTTGATTAAATTTTCGTATGCTAATTCATGATGCAGAATATCAGAAACCTGTAATCCAATAGAATTGATTTCAACCAGCACAAATGCATCATTATACATTCTTGCTGCTTGTAGAATCACTGTTGGAAACAGTAATGGTGATATCTTATTATTACGGTATTTGGCAACTTGTCGGTAGGGAAACTGTGTAACATCAATGATGGAGAATGTTGAGTAGTCCAAACCCTGACCCTCTGCGACATCAACTGTCATTGTATATGTGTGATTAGCTTCAGGTTCTTTATAGATATGAAGATTGTCATTTAAGTCTTTTTTCATAACATCATGCCATACCAGTGATCTTAGTTTGGTTGGATGGATCAGTGTATTTGTTGAGCCGATAAAGTAACATTCGAATTCTTGCCGGAATTGATCTGGTGAAGTGTTCCGAATAGTTGTTTCTTTCCATTTTTCATCACGTCCTGGTACCATAGACCAGTGAATTTCAATAGGAACATACAAACTTTTCTTCTCTATTGCTTCTGACCACATCTTATAGAATAGATTAAGACCATTTGGTGTTGACACAATAATAACTTTTGTGCTATTACCTGAAGAGATTGTTGGATATGTAGACATAAAGAATGCCTCAGCAATGTTATTAGGAACGAATGCAAATTCATCCAAAAATATAACATTAAATGAACGGCCACGAACAGAAGAACCTGATGTAGAATCCGCTATAGCTTTTGATCCATTAGCTAATTCTAGTGAACCTTTATTCCATTCAACAACACCGTGTTTAAGAAAAAACGGTAGATATTCAAATGCTAGTTGCAATCTACTCATGATTTCACGTGCAGTTGATGATTTGTTTGCCAGAATAGCAACATTTACGTTTTCATTAAATAAAATATAATGAAGAAGATATGCAACTGATGTTGTAGTTTTGCCTACCTGTCGTGGTAGTTTGCAAATAGAGAAACGATTTTCATGAAAACATTTCAACATGTCTTGCTGAAAGTCCCACATTTCAAAGTTAATAAGACCACGATCAACGTTGACAATCTTCATGTAATTAATAGCAAAATACAAAGGGTCTTCCGCACACTTTATGAATTCATTAATTTCATGTTGTGTGAAATTATGTTTATAGTCTACTCTCGGTAGATTGGGGTTATTATGATATCCAAAGTTAGCCATTTTTATTATTTACTAAATAACTTCTTCAAAATTTCTCGTGATTCATTATGTGGTAATAATTCAGCATAATGTTGTCCTATATATGTTCTCATGGCATGTTTTGCCACACGAATCATATTATGTCCTTCTTCAAATCTTTTATATCCTTCTTCTTTATCAGGATAATATTGTGTATTCAGACCTTCTGTTTTTTTCATAACACCTTGACCAAAATGATGTATGATAGCACGACCCAAAGCTCTAACAGAATCAGGCAAAGGTCTGGTCATGTCTATGGGGGCTTTAGGATCATGAGAAGAGTGTCTTACTTTAAGTAGAGTGTCAGGTTTAAATGTTGAATGCACACCCTCATGTTTTTCTTCAACTGACATTTCAGGCAATCTAGATTTAAATTCGTCTTCTCTAGATTTCGGTTTTCTTTCTAAAAACCGTTCTCTGCTTGGTGATATACTGCTTTTGCTGCGTCTATCTGGTCTAGGACCATAGACCCGTTTTCCCGTCTCTGGATCTACTTTTGCTTCTAATATGAATTGTGAAAATGATAACATTACATTCTACCGCTTTTTTCTTTTTTGGTTGTTGTTGGTGATTTGCCAACAGACATTTTGTTTAGTGCGTTTTGTGTGATTGTTGTATGACCTTCAAGATACTGTAAATATTGCCTTACATTAGGATGCAAATTTTTATCAGCAAGCAGTTTTCTTATTTCTTCATGGGCTTTATTAATATGTTTATAAGCATATGCAGCATGTAATTGTCGTTCTTCTCCAGTAGGTTTGCTTTTTTTCTTTTTAATTACGTTGATTAAGTTTGAAATTATTCCTTCTGAAATTTCTTGTTTCATTTCTTGCACTCCTTGTTTATTTGTTTTCCATCCAGCTCTACCTTGTAATTTGGATGTAACTGGTTTATTTTTAAATTTAGTATATTCTTCTGGTTCTATTCCCTTTTCAAGATCAGATGTAAATTTTTTCCTCTCATCATCTTTTATTCTATTAAGAATACCTATTACTCTATTTTTATTTACAGGTCTTTCTTCAGAGTGTAACATATCAGCAATTGAAGATGCAGAATGTCCTATTTTTTGTAAACCAAAAACAGTTTTCTTAAAATCTTCTTCATTATGCTTTCTGCCAGCAAAAAGTGGATCTACATAGTGTGGATGATCTTTAAATCTATCAAAAAAACTTTTAACTGTTTGACCATCATATGGTCTGCCTCCACCATGAATTTTGCCATAGTGTTCTCCTATCTCAGTATCATTCATTGTTTTTCGTAATGTAAAGGCTCTTTTTAACTTACCTTCATCTATTGAATCATTTTTATTGAAAAATGAAGATAAAGTATTATGTGCTGCTCTTCTTTCTTCTTTTAATTGTTTTTTTTCTATCTTCTTCAATTTTTTATAATAGTCGGGGTCTTCTCCTAGATGAGCAAGAGCAATCTGCCGAGCCACTTTGAGTTTTGTTGAGTGTTCGTGTTCTACTTTGATACCTTTTTGAAGTTGTTTTTCAATATAATCAGTATCAACACCATGCTTCTTGGCTAGTGCAGATACAGTTAGGACACGTTTATTGAGAAATTGTTTGAAGGACTTCATTGTTTTTCTGCCTTTACTCTTTTAAGTAAATCTGATGTAGTACCAACAAAAACAGCACGTTCAACATTAATAGCACCATCTGGTTGTATTGGCTTGCCGTTTATCTGTTTTAGTTCTTTTGTTTTCTTTTGTAGATCGTACAAGTCTTTAGTTGATTCAGATATGGTCTTGATCATTGTGGCAAACACTTCGTATGCTCTTGGACTTTCGCTTTCTCTGGCTAAGTTCTTCATATCTTCTAATGCTAGATTGCCTTGAGTAATCAAATTGCGGAATGTTGTTCTTGCCAAATTATAGTCAGATTCAGCATCAGATGTCAGTTGTTCTTCTTCCTGCTTTACTGGTTCAAGTATTTCTTGTTTCTCAAATGGTATATCTAGAGCATTGGATAAAGATTCATTCACTTTTGTCATGTGTTGGCTCCAAGTTCTGTATCTGGCCATTCCAATATTTGTGTATCATAACCATATGTGTCACCGGGCTCAGCATCAATTGGATCTGGTTCAACTGTAATACTTGCAAGTTTAAGCGGTGTTGCATCAAAACTTGCTAGACGATAAACAGCATTAGTGTTCATAGCTTTAATATCAAGATTCGCTTTGAATTGTCCTTGTGCACCCGATATAATCAATTTTTGATTTGGTCTGTTCCATTCAATTACCGTGGCAACTGCTGATGCTGTCTGGTAACTATCACCTTGATATACAGTATCCATCATTTGAAATGTGCCATTATTACCTGTGCCTGTGTTGATTTTGATAGTATAACCAGCAACAATAGAAGGGTCATTGAATATGTTGGCAATAGACTTGCGAATAATCTTGGGAGTAGAAATTGGTCCAAAGAGATAACCTTTGACTGTAAATGTCAATGTCCAATAAACATAGCGGACAGAATCATAGTTACCTTCATATTGCGGATTATATGTCACATCATTCAGAATTATTGGTATGTCTTTAAGTATACCTAGTTCTGGTACAGGATTGACTGTTAGTGTGAAGTCTGGCTGAAAGTATGGCAGTATTTGTTCAATAATTTGATTGCCGTCATCAATCGTTTTAGAGTATATGTTTAGTTCAAAAGTAAAATCATATGGCACACCCATATAAGCAGAGTTGATGCCGCTTGCCGCACCACAATTGTATTGTTTGAGCAGTGAGTTTTGCTTGCGAGAAACATCATATGTTATACCATTTGGTGTCAGTTCAAAAGACATTCGTGGTAGAACAGTCTGTATCTCACGATATAAATCAGGATCAGTAGCAAGTCTTGTTACATACTTGTCTTTTGGAGCATAAATGATTGGTACTTTTACTCTCTGTATCTCAATGTCACTGCCTTTTTCACGTCTAACAATCGTAATGTTGTTAAACATGTTGCCAAACAGTATGACATATTTTCTAATCAGTTTATAGTAGAAGGGTGATGATAACATTTACGGTTTCCCAAAAGGATTTATTTCAGAGAAGTCAATTATATCATCTGCTTCAGTCTGAATTTGTTTATTATTGAAGAAGTCATAATAAACATGATCACCTAGTGTGTCTGTTGAGTAAACACTTCCTCTTGTGTTGGTAGAAACTCCTATAATATTTGATCCGTTAGCAAATGTACCATTTATATCCACGAGATAAATCTTTCTGACATTTGGGTCCCAATTACTAACTTTAGCTGTTACTGTTGCAGCATTCAGATTAGCACCTTGATATACTGTCTCACCAATATTATAATTACCTGTACCTGTAACTTGTAGTTCTACTGTATAAGAAGCATTAACATCAATATCATCAATCACTTCAACACCTGTGTTAATCTTCTCATTATTGTATCTAAAGAGTTCACATCTTAGTTCATATATATATGGTGTTCTGAGTCCTTTACCAAAGAATAAAAGTTCTTCTTCAACGAATTTGATTTCAAATATGCGATTCATAACAGGAACAAAAAGTAGATCCCCTTCTCTTGGACGAATAGTTATGTTTGTGGGAATGTACTTATCAAAAGTCTTCTTTGCAACAATGAAGTTTGACCCTTCACGAATTTCAAGACCAAACTTAGTAAACAGTTCATTTTCACCTTCATAACCATCAACGTTAGCAATATACATTTCCATTTGATATGCACGATCAAATCTTGATGATAAGTTTTCACCAAAAATTTCATCTGTATCTGACCACGATTCTCTGGGAAGATAATATATGTCGTGTCCCATTATACTAATAGATTCAGCCAACAAGTCTTCGTATAGACGTTGTTCATTGACTTTATTCAGATTTGTATTGCGGAAATAATGAGATGTTGCTATGGCACTAGATTCCTTTTCTTGACCGTACCTCTGTTCCAACCATTTCCAGGACAGTCTTTACTGCGTTTATTTATTGTTCCATTGTTCCACCAAAAAGTTCCTTTAATCATCTTAGCATTATTTGGTGGACGACCTTTCATTGTTGCACTTGTTTTGGCATTCATCTTTTTTTTCAATTCAGGATCATGTTGTTTGCCAAAGAAAGGATTCTTTTCACCCTTTAATGATTCACTAACTTTTCTTCTGTGTTCATCAGACAAAGGTCCAAGAACTTTACCTTTGTTAGATTCAGATATCTTTCTTTTGGTTTCTTCTGTTCTCTTTTTACCTGTATTGGCTATTGCTCTTTTGTCAATTTGCTCTTGTGTTTGAGGGGGCATTTTCTTTCTACCCTCAATATACTTTTCTCTGTATTCTGGTGTTTGATGAAGTTTTTTTGATGCTTCTGATAGTTTTTGTTTTACTGTTTTTCTTGATGTTGAATCTATACACCAATGACCAAAATGGTGTTTATTTAGATTATAATATTTTTTTCCAAGTTCATCATCAGAAATAAGAGACAACCATTTGTATTCTTCATTAAGTAAATCATCTAATAATATATTACGTTTTAAGATACGACGTTTAAAATCATGCTTTCTGTAACGATAGGCGTCTCTCATCCATTTTGATGAACAAATATAACCATCATCTTCTTTACCGATATGGCATCCAATATAGTACATTTTTCTTTTAGTATCAAACCAAAGATAAATAAAACCCGTTTTGTCTACAATCATAAGATAGTCCTTTTTTGTTATCTATGTAATTATATAGACAACATTTTACGCTTCTACCCTAATATAAATTGCGGAGGTTCTTCGTGAGCACTACGAATTAATTGTTCTATTTCTTGAATTTCCTGTACTGCTTCGTTATAAATCTGTTGACCGTTCATCATGATACCACCAGGAAGTTGCATACCTTGAAACTTCTTCATGTTGGTTCCCCACTGCTTCTTAATATATGCTGTAGAAAGTCTTTTGAGTAATCTATCATTCCACACTTTAGTATAATTGGCTGGATCAAGAATAATATATCCCTCAATAATAAGCCATTCACCAACATCTAAGTCATAGTTCCAGTCCCAATCAACATAAAGTTTATTTGAATGTCTATTGAATCTAATAGGTACTTCACCAGAAAACAGAAGATCAAGTGTGCGGATATGTTGCTGTGTAAGTACATAATTAACATAAGATGTAGATGTGAAGTCATAAAGTTCATGTAATCTAAGTTGATATCTTAGATCAAACATATTCACGGATGCATTAGTTGAACCGACAGGAAAGATACGTGTAACACCAATAATGTTATCAGTAATTGGAATATACTTGTTTGCTTTATCTGTTTCTGTTAGTTGATGTTTAAGATACCAGCGTTCAACTGCATCAAAATGAAAATCTTGAAAGTATTGAATTGCCTGATCAACAGCATCGTCAACCTGATCATCATCCACATTGATATCAAGAACAGGAAATCCGAGTTGTCTCAGGCACCAATCTTTATGTTGATCTCTTGTTGTTGGTATAGCCATTAATGTTACCTTAAAATTTGTTGTATATATATTTATATAATCTATATTTGATAATGGAGAATGTAATGAGATACACAACGATTTATAATGATCCTGTGAGAAGATCAACAGTGACAGAACCCTGGTGCTATTGGGATGGTGCTTTTACAGATGAAGAATTGAATAAAATTGTTGAGTATTGTGAATCGCAAGAATTAAAGTCTGGTGTTACTTATGGTGGTAAAACACAGGAAGAAATAGAAAAAGTACGAATATCCAAAATTGGTTTTCACACTAGATCACCAGAAACATCATGGATATTTGATAAAGTCAATTTTGTTCTGCAGAGTGCTAATGAGATGTTCTATGGTTTTGTGTTGAATGGATATTCTTCTTTTCAATACACAACATATGATGCTGAACAAAAAGGAAACTATGATTGGCACATGGACATGAATATGGGCAGTTCAACAGAAGAATTTGAACCCAGAAAGTTGTCTTTGACAATGTTGCTTAATGATGATTTTGAAGGTGGAGAGTTTCATTTGAATACAGGCAATCAATTAACACCTACTGTGCTACCTGCTAAAAAAGGTAGGGCATTATTGTTTCCATCATTTATGTGTCATAGAGTAACACCTGTAACAAAAGGCAGAAGAAGATCGTTGGTAGTTTGGTGTTTGGGACCGAAGTTTGCATGAGGATATTATGAAAATTATTCTTTCGATTGTATTGTTATTATTTTCTGTTTTAACAGCAAAGGCTAATACCTTAACAATTATTACACCAGCAATAGATGATGCTCCTTTTACTAATGCTCGTATCTTTTCAAAATATTTGTTAAAACAGTTACCAGAATATACATCTGTGGAATTTAAACACGTACCTGGAGCAGCAGGGGTGGTTGCAGCCAATTATATGTTTAATATGGCTCCTCGTGATGGAAATACTATAGGAATTACATATAAACATATTCCTTTTTTAGGAACATTAAAAGACTCAAACATAAATTATGATTCTTCTAAAATGACTTGGTTAGGGTCAACTCAAGATGGCAGAAAAGATGTAGTATTATTATTATCACACAAAGAATTACAACCAGGATTAATTGTGGGCACAACGCCTATACCAGTTGCTAATCCTATTACATTTATTAACAACATTACATCTTTGAATTTAAAAAAAATTACCGGATATAAAAGTTCAAACGAAGTAAGATTGGCTTTTGAAAGAAAAGAGATTGACGCATTTTTTAATAATTATACGGGCATACAAATATCAAGACCGCTTTGGTTTTCAGATCCAAATATAAAAATTATTATGCAATTTGGTAACGGGAGTGTGAGAAACAGTAGATTTCCTGAATTAATTACACTATCAGATATATCACCAAAAAATTACGAAACAATTAAAGCGTTTGAAGAACAATATATTTTGTTGCGGCCTTTTTATGCTCCTCCTGATATTCCAAATAAGATTAGATTATCAAAAGCTTTTTTTGAAGCAGCTAATGATCCTTTATATATTAGAGAATTGGCCGCACAGAACATTGAAGTTTCGCCCATCAATTATATTGACACGGAGAGATATATCCAAAATATGATAAAACTGAATGCTAATGTGTTAAAGTTGTTAAAATAACAAATCTAATTTATTAGCTGTGACAGTCAAAGTATTCAGTTTAGCTTCAATTTTATACTGTTGATAAAGAACCGCATTCAGATATAAATCTTTAAATGCTGGATCTTTTGTATATTCTTTATACAACATCATGGCCTCAGAATTTCTATTTGGGTAATTAATATAATTCATTGCTCCTGATTTTGGGGGGGACATTATAGGATTGTATTCGTCTCGTATCAATTTGAGTACTATTTTTAACGGCAGATAATTAATGTTTAATGCTTTCATAGCTTTGGCCATCATATGAGCTTGTTTGCTATATAATTTTGGAAATTCTTTAGAAGCAAAAAATCTTATTACGTCAATACCGGGTTGTCTAAACAACAACTCTCTGTTTAACGTATGTTGAACATAATAACTTCCGTCTATTTTTACTACGAGTGGAACTTCATATCCATATACATGTGCAATTTTACCTTTTCTTATTTTTACTGGCGTGAATTCATATTCTTCTAATTTATCTACAGATAATCTTGTTATACTATTAATAGTTCCTGTGTAATTTGCTGCATCTATTAATTTTTTATCTGAACTCATAAATTTAATTATTTGTGATAATGAAATAACTGGATTAGTAAATTTTCCTGTGTAACCTTTTGTTTTTAAATGATTCTTAGCATATAAACCGTCAAAACATGGGATATTTACATTATTAAACGTCGTAGTAACAATTTCGTCTATTTTAATATTGTTATCTAAAAACGTATTAAGAATAGTTGTTGAATCGCTTCCTCCACTATAATATAAAATTACATAGTCGTAATTATCTCGTATATATTGAGCATATTCTTTACATAAATCTTTAAAAGTTTCTAAAGGTTCTACGGTCCAATCAATATTATAATCAAACAATTCATTTAATTCTTGAGATGTTACTTGTGTAATATCTATTCTGGAAATCATTTAATTTGGTCCACTATTTCTTTAATTTTTTCTTCAGTAATAACGGGTTGCAACAATTCAATCATTTCTTCTTTAGTTTTGGATTGTTCTATATTTAATAACCCTACAACTGTAGGCAAAGCTTTTATTTCAGGCTCTAGTTTTAATTTTTCAAATGTTTCTAATGCTTTAATTGGGGCGTTAGAAAGAATTAATTTGACCAATTCTTTCTCTGAAGGTTCAGGAATTGGTATGCTTATTGATACATCGGTTTTACATCTAAAAGGTTTAGTTTCGTCATTAGGATTAGGAACAGACACTAGTTCTTGTTCAGACAATAATTCTGTATAATATCTAACAACCATGGTTCTATTATCTTCATATAGTTCTACGATTTTATATTTTATTATCATTTCTATTACCCTGTAATTGTTCCTGTATTAATCCATCTAATGTTGGTATTTCCTGATACAGCGGTTCCTCTAGACCCAGAAGGTCCGGTGTTGCCGGATGGTCCGATGCTTCCACCAGCACCACCACTCCCGCCAGGATTACCCCCAGCTGGACCACCGCCGCTACCAGCCGTGTTAAGTTGTCCACCATTTCCCCCAGATCCAGCAGTTTGGGGAAACTTACCTCCGGTAGACCCACCAACGCCACCACTACCAACAGTAGATGTTGTTCCTGGACTGCCGTTTGGAGGACCTCCTGGTCCTCCGGGAGTACCACGACCACCACCTCCACCACCACCAGCAGCACTGGGTGAAGATTTCGTGGCAGGGATATTGCCACCACCACCTCCACCACCACCTCCTCCTGGACCTCCTGGACCTCCTGGACCACCAGAGCCACCAGGACCCCCGATAATAGACGAAGTTAAATTATCTATTAGAGTAATTAATCCTGTCACCGTATCAGATTGTACTGCTATTCCTCCATTGGTGCCAGTACCACCAACCCCTCCTGGTCCGCCTGGAGAACCCGAAGAACCGGGCACACTTCCTCCGGAACCTCCTCCACCACCAGCCCCCTGTGTTCCTGCAGAACCTGTTGTGCCTGGGCTTCCAGAACCGCCAGTAATAACTGCATTATTATCAATATACAACAAAGACCCGCCAATCCAACCCGTTCCTGTTCTAAATGCTGGTGTAGCATTAGAAGAAGACCCAACGTTTGCATTGATAAAACAAAGCAAATTCAACGGAAACGTGGGTGATCCTGCAGTTGTATACAGATTGACGTTGTTTGTCGTAGCAGAAATTGTAACTATTCGTGTTGGTCTAAGTATTGGTGTTATAAACATATTATCTTACATCCGGCAAGAATGATCCATAAAGATTAGTACCATCGCAAACGAAAGAAAATAAATCACGTCTATTAGCAGTTGTTGTTAAAACAGGAGCCACACCTGCTGGCCACTTGAAAACAGAATTCCATGTTAATGTTCTGCCTCCAGTTCCGTCTTGTATAACATGAAGAATTAGTGTACCTACTCTAAGATTAGTTGGTGCTGCAATTGTTCTATTGTTAGCAATAGTAACATATGCTACTTGTCCTAGCGATGTATCCCAGTTAATAGTTGTATCATCTGTCAATGTTTGTGACAATACGTTTGCAGAAGCAATTGAAACTCTTCCAACAACATTCATAGTAGAACTTGCATCGCCAACAGTTAAATTACCAACATAAGTTGTTGTTGAGTTAGCAAGAGCAGCATTGGCTTTTGCAAATGCTGCTATACTAATATTGTTTGCTGCTGTTCCAACAGCAGCATTAGCGCCTGCAATTGTTGCTAGTAAATATGTATTAGCACCTGTCCCAACAGCAGCATTAGCACCAGCAATAGTGTTTAATAGTAAAGTATTGGCTCCATTTAGTGTTGTTATTGTAAAAGAATTTGCACCGATGCCGACAGCAGCATTAGCGCCTGCCATTGTTGCTAGTAAATATGTATTAGCACCCGTTCCAACAGCAGCATTAGCACCTGCAATAGTGTTTAATAGTAAAGTATTGGCTCCATTTAGTGTTGCAAGTAAGAATGTATTTGCGCCGATACCGGTATTATATGCTAAAACATTAGCAGAGTTAGCTTTATCATATGCTGCAATAGTAGCCAACTCATCATCATTTGTTTTGATAATAAGTTGATTGGTGCGTATTCTCCATGTATCAAAAGTATCTGTTAATGCTACGTTGGCTAATGCTGGCATAGAATATCCTTAAAACATTTTTATATATTTATCTAACATCAGGCACATACGATCCATAAAGATTAGTACCATCTGATACAAACGAAAAAACATCTTTACTGTTTGCTGCTGTTGTTAATACTGGTGCTGCGCCTCCAGGCCATTTGAATATTGAATTCCATGTTAACGTTCTGCCACCAACAGCATCTTGATTTACATATAATATGTATGTGCCTATTTTAATATTTGTAGGAGCATTGAATATTCTGTTTCCGCTTATAGATACTGTTGCAATTTGACCTAACGCAGTATTCCAATCAATGTTAGCTGCATCAGTTAATGTTTGCGACAATACATTTGCTGATGCTACTGTAAATGTTCCTCTGACATCTAAATTTGCTCTTGGTGCTGTTGTGCCACCAATTGCAATACTTTGATAGAAGAAGATATTAGAAGAAACATTGATTGTTGTGTTTGTTGTTGTTCCTAATGTAATATTAGCACTAATAACAACATTTGATGAACCAATATTAATCTTATCAGTACTACCCGTATTAATAACAATACCACCTGTTCCTCCAGAAATCAATCTGGTAAAACCGTTTGAATCGTAATCAATACGGTTTGTACCAGTTGTTTCAAAATGAACATTTGCTACTTTAATAATAGACATTATGAAGATTTATCCGATATTAGATTGGAACTTCTTCATATGCAAATGATGCTAGCATACCTGATGCACCAGATGCTGTTGATGTATATGTACCAATCCATGCTCCTGGAGGGACAATAACTGATCCTTCAAGATCAATGAAGAAACCCGGAATTTGTGGAACAGTAGTAATAGCACCAGTAAGACCAGCACCAAACAATTGCAATAAAGCAGGAGCAGTTGTTGTTGCGGCTGAGTATGTAAGACCAACTGTTGAGTTTGGTGCACCTAAAAAGTTATTTCTTGTCTGTGTGTTTGTTGTAGTTAGACCAGAGAGAGCAGCCGTTGATTGGTTACCAACTTGAATACCAATTGCTGATGCTGCAGCAAATGCTACAAGAAAAGAAATACCTACTTTATTGATTACAAAGTTGACTAGGCTGTTGTTAGGATTAAGTAGCAACAGACCAGTAAAAGTTGTTGATAGTGCAGCAGAAGTTGTAGTACCTGCTGTTAGTGTAGCAGTAAACATGCTTCTGTTATATGTTTGTTCATAGTAACGACCATGAAGTTCTGAGACAATCAAATCACTTTGTTGTCCTTGTCTAATTACAGGATTAGCACCTGCTGAGATTGAACGAACTGCTGGTTGTCCTACTTGTCCTTGAATTAACATTTAGTTCTCCTTAATCATTTGTAATGACATCAATATTATTTATGTCTTCTCTTATTTTTTGTAGATCATTGACAGTAAGACTGTTTCTATGAAAATGATCCAGAAAAATTATACTATGCACTTGAAGTTCTGTTAGTATTTGCTGTAATGTTTCACTTATTTCTTGAAGATTGCCTCCTTTTTCAACGGGTCTATTATCCATAGGAGCTTCAATACTATAGTAAACATTTAGTATATCTGATGAAGAATGTCCTGTTGTATCACAAGATAAAGTTAATACAGAATTTGTGGAAGATGTTATACCAAAACCAGAAGCACCCGGGATATACAATGGTGTGTTTCTTGTAACATTTATAACAGCAAACAATTTATTGATACCAAAATCAGGTAAAAGACTAAAGTCCAGTGTCTTTGTTGTCGGATCAAATAGTGGTTTGAAATCTAATAGTGTTTTCATGGTTTTCCTAGAATGCCAAGCTGTAAGTTATAATATTAGTTAATAGTGTTCCTGTTGCATTGCCTGAAATTGAATTTGATTTGATATCACCATTAACAACAATATTTGTGTTTGCTGATTCAACTTTAATAGAACCCGCCTGTGTGTTTCCACTATTTATCAGGAGCGGAGTAGAACTATCAGTTGAACTAACAGCAGAAACAATAATTGTAGACATTTAGATAATTACCACCCTTGATCCTGTTTGTATTGTAAGTGTTGTGTTATTGCCCGTAATTGTGATTGGTCCTACAGCAATTGCATTATTGCCAGAAAGTATTGTGACATTTTGTGAAAGTGTGTTGGCATGAATTCTAAAGATATCACCATAGTTATCCGGTGCTTTAATTCCCTGATTACCAGAGTAATATCCTCCACTGCCTCCACTAATAGTATTGGCTTTATCAAATGCTGCAACAGCAACAGAATTAGCACCTGCACCAACAGCAGCATTAGCACCTGCTATTGTTGTATAAACATTGTTAAAAGTATTTGCTTTATCAAATGCACCTATAGCAACATTACTATCACTTGTTGCATTAATCGTAATCGTATCATTGATAGCATCACCAATAATTGTAATGTTATTACCAGCAACTAAAGTAACAACATCTTGTGATGTTCCTGCTACAACTAATGTACCATTAGCATTAATTGTACCAAAAGCATTACCCCCCTGTGTATTGAATGGTAAAATTGTACCATTAGCATGTTTATAGAACAGTTTGCCATCAGCATAGTTTATAGCCAATTCGCCATTAGCCAACACTGTTGGTTGTGCTGCAGGTGTTGCTGATTTTTTAATTGCAATTACTGTATTAGGCATTAGAAATCATTTACCGCTGGTTCTAGTTCTACTTCTTTTTTCTTCTTCTTTACTTGTGTATCAGTAATTACTTCTGTGTTTTTAAGTGAAGTAAGTTCTTTGTCTTTACTTAGTAACAGTATTTTCATATCTGCTACTTGTTTTAATGCTGTGTCTAGATGGGTTGCTTTATTTCTTAAAACTAACAATTCATCATCCATTGCTTTGCTTTTTTCAAGTAGTATGTTATATTGTATTTCAACTTTTTTCTTTTCTTCTAGTTCTCTCATGAGATTACCAATTGCGGCATCTTTTTCTGCTATTAAATCATTAGCAACTTTCAAATGTGTTTTGAGTTGCAAAGTATTGTTAAGATTTTCTTGTAATGTACCAACACATGTTTCAATATAGAAATTGACGAATTTATTATCACTCATATCATTTATCCTTATTTAAAAATTACCACCGTCTAAATGAGCAAATAATGGGACACCAGAAGAATCCGCTTGTAAAACTTGGCCTTCTGTGCCAGCAGAAGTTATTTTAACTGGACCGGCAGTGTTGCCAAAAAGTATGCCATTTTGTGTTAATGATGTTCTACCTGTGCCACCATATGATACTGAAATAACATCACCATTCCATGTACCAGTAGTAATTGTGCCCACACCGGTAATACCAGTATATGAGCCAGACACTCTAGCAGATGGTACTGTTCCGACAGACAAATAAGATGCATTTGCAGCATTTGTATTTGCTGCTGATCCAACAAGAACAGCATATGCATTAGCACCTGCACCTACTGCAGTATTAGCACCAGCAATAGTAGCAGAAGCAAAAGCATTAGCACCTGCACCTACTGCAGTATTAGCACCTGCTATTGTTGCAGAAGCAAAAGCATTAGCACCTGCACCGACAGCAGTATTAGCACCAGCAATCGTGGATGCAGCAAAAGCGTTAGCACCAATACCAGTATTATATGCCAAAATGTTAGCAGCATTGGCTTGATCAAATGCTGCAGTTATCCAAGAAATTGTATTTTGACCACCAAGATTTAAATTGCTCGTTCTTATAGCAGCATTTAAAACTGCTAATGTAAAGTTATTGCCTGATGGATCAATATGATTTGGTTCTGGTTCTTTATCATATCCTTGAAAAAGATAATATTCTTTAACAGTAGCATCTCTGAATAGACCAGTATGAACATTTGATCCTGTTGCATTTACATAGTTACCTACAAAACCAATATCTACTATATCGGATACATAATTGTTTCCAGCAAGATATATTAGTGGATCATTAATTCTTAAAGTTTCTGTATCTATACTAAAAGCATTACCAGAAACAGTCAAACTACCTGTAATAGCAAGATTACCTGTTATTGTTTGATTGTTATTTACAAGTTTTACAAAAGTTGCATTAGAATAGTTGTTAGCACCAGCACCTACTGCAGTATTAGCGCCTGCTATTGTTGCAGAAGCAAAAGCATTAGCACCAGCACCTACTGCAGTATTAGCACCAGCAATAGTAGCAGAAGCAAAAGCATTAGCACCAGCACCTACTGCAGTATTAGCACCAGCAATAGTAGCAGAAGCAAAGGCATTAGCACCAATGCCAGTATTATATGCTAGAAGATTTGCAGAGTTTGCTTTATCAAACGCTGCTATTACACTTAATGCTGTGGCATTAATGCTTTGAATATATGAATAACCACCAATAGGTATTACACCAGAACCATCTGAAGTACCTAAGAAAAGTGTATTAGCAGCATAAGAATATGCAGGTTCAGCAGCAGAAAGAGAAGGAGGTAATGCTGTAGTGGTTGATCTTTTAATCTGAATTAGTGTATTTGCCATTTTAGAAAGATCCTCCGTTTAGAACTGGCAATTCTTTGACAACAAACTTATCACTTGCCGAATCATAAACGACGGTATTGTTATTTGCTAAATCTGTAGCATTTACATCACTAAGACCTCTTAACGAATTAACAAGTGTTGTTGATGGTGTAATACCTACTGTTCTAATCTCTGCTCTTTGCGGATTATTGATTGAAACTCTATTTTTTGAAGTTGATATTACAGTGGCTTTTACTGCCATTTTATTCCTTTATTTTGTAATTTGTGGTGTAACTGTTATGATGCCTTCAAGAACTCTTGATGTATTATTGTATGGATCGGTTGTTTTAACATCAAACAAATATCTTCCTGGTTTGATGTTTGATGTATTTGCTGCTGTCATTGACATAGTAATTTCACCGTTTGCAACATTAGAAAGAGCACATGTTATGTTTGCAGAAATATTAGCAGAATAGTATGATCTTCTCATCTGTGAAGTGACAACATAACCAGACACATTTATAGGAGTATTGGTCACATCATCAGTTAGATTGATGATGTTATTAAATGTTGTTCCTTGATCTAAGTATAGTTCTACATATGCTGCCATTTTCTTTTTACCGATTGAATTTATTCTTATTTATATTTATGTTATGAAATATTTCTTAGAAATATGCGACATGTAATGTAGACCAACATCAGATGATAATTTTTGTAATCCTGCATACCATATTTGATATATTTCACTGTTTGTGTGATTTTGCATATATGTATCTCTATGACTGAAAAATGCGCAACCAGTTTTTCTTGTTTCTTTTACTAAAGGATATTTTAAATTATAAACATGTTTGTTATAGATATTAACATAGTTATTTAAAAAGTATTTCTTATCTGAACTAATGTTACATAAATTGGCCATCAAATATGCTTGTTTTTTGACAATATCTGCTCCAATTTCTGTTGGTGCAAAATAAAAATTTTCTCTAGTCAAATTGTTCATTTTATAACATGATGCAAAATCTGTAACATCAGTTTCAGAAAAATATGTAAAAAATCTTTCATTCATAATTCCTAACAAAGTTTTAGCAACACCCAATACATAACATGTTTTTTTACTATTATCAATATTCAAATGTTTTTGTAATTCATACCAAAAAAACAAATGAAAACTTTTGAAGTACGACAAATGATATGCCCAACTGTCACCAAATTTTTTAATAATTTCAAATTCGTATGGTTGTGTAAATAATTTTGTATAATCAATATATGTTATCTTAGTGTTTGGAAGAAATACACTATCTAGTAATGTATTTGTATTTTCAAAAATTTCATCATTATTATTTTTAGTGGAACCTCTAAAAACATCTTGTGAAAACGCACCAACACAAACTATTTCATCAATATGAATATCATTATTATAAAATGATTCAAAAACATTTCTAGAATCAATACCACCAGATAAAAATAGTATTACATATTCATATTTGTCTCTTATTTCTTGTGCACGTAATTTATAAAGATGATTTAAAGATAGAACAGGTTCAACTTTCCAGTTTACTTTATCATAAAAATAATCATGATAATATAAACTGCATTTTTTATCACTTTTGATTGCATCTATATGATTAAGATAGATACCACCGTTTTCATCATAAAAATGTATATTCATTTTTTTCTCAATAGTTCAAGCATTAAGTTTTTAATGTCATTAATATCTTTTTTGACTTCATAAATTTCTACTTGTATCTTTTCTATTTGTCTATCTTTATTTTTACGGGCTTTGTATGCTTTGAGAGCATCATTATCTTTATTAATAAGAATGCCCTCAGTAACTTTATATATTCCTGGTATTGCTGTTTTTTGTGTCATATTACATCTGCAATGCTATTACTCTTAGGTCTGCAACTCTTGGAATAATAGCAGAATCGTCTGATGATAGTCCTATCTTAACAGCAAAATATTTATATCCAGTGTACTTGGTTACACCATCATTCCCTATATATTGTACTTCACCGTTTGGTCCTGATAAATTCGCTGTTGGAAATTTATATGTATATTCAATAAAATCATTTTTATTTGATTGTGATGAATATGCAATATCACCATCATTTGCTTTTTCCATTTCAGTCCATGTTCTCTGTGCAAATGCTGTACCAGTATCTTCGGCATTAAGTAGACGAATCCACACTTTTACATCAGTATTTGGTGGACGATATGTTGTTAGAATAACTTGCATATCTTCAGCATCTTGTCCTTCAGCAAGAGTAATTGTTTTAGAAATATACTTGTTATATAAATTACCACCAGATGCTTTTGTTTCATTGTATGTATTTGAATTAACAATATTATCAATCAATAATGTTTGTGTCTTAGCTAAATCAAATACAGGAGAAACATAATCGGATGTAGAACTTAGAGTTACTTGAACTTGGTTTGTTCTGTTATTTGAATATGTTGATCTTTCTGTTGATCTTGAAAATACTGCTCTTTCATCAGAAAAATAATAATTATCATTAGGATTTATATCAACAAAAGAACCTTCTGTGCCTGTATTTGAATATGTCTTCATTTTGAAGTTAACGGAAGTATTTCTAAAATCCAAAAACGTTGGTTCAAAATCAACAACAGAATAACGAAATTTTTCTATACGTTCAATATTAGCTTTTATTCCTGTTTCTGATATGATTTTAGCATTAGCAGAAAATAATCCTGTTGAATTTGTAAAAATAGTTCTTGTTTCTGTTGCATTTGATGTTGCTTTTTGTAACTTAGCAGATGATCTTGTCGAAAAAGAAACAACATTAGCATTTGTTGATTGTAGAATACCAGTAGAATTTAGAACATTTATATATTCTCCTACTCTAAATCCAACATTATTAACATTACAGTATGTTCCGCTAGAACCAATACTAATAACAGAAGCATTCACTCCAGAAGTTAAACCAACAATATAATCACCAACATTTACTACACCTGTGTTTCTTTGCAATGTAATCTTATCGGATGTAACAAAATTTTGTCCGTAGTTTGTAATTGATGTTGATGTATTTGCAAGAATAAACTTTTCTTTTGCTTCGTTGCCAATTGTAAATATACCATCAGTGGAAGCATCAAAAGATGCTCTATAAACTTTCATTGTTAAATCAATATCTGGTACAACGTCCCATATAAGGCCATTGTTTGTTGTAAACATACGACCAGTATAAGAACGAGATGTAACTTGTTTACCTGTATTGATATCAGTTTCACCTATTCTTCCTGACCAGAAATAATAGTTTGCATTTCCACCAGTAGGATGTATTACAAATGCATAATATTTGTCTTTTTGTAAAAATACCGGCGATCTAAATTTAACATTAAGTGGATTATTAACACCATTAGTTGAAATTGGTACATCAGAATTATTCAAATATACATCACTGAATGGTACTCTATTATTAATAACTTGACCTGCTGAATTTGTTTCAAGAATTTCAAACCAAACACCTAAAGTAGGATGTTTTGCTTGACAGAAAATATCAACAGAAGTAACAAAAAGTCCTTCGTCTGATCCTGGTGCATCAATCTTAAATGCATATGCTAAACATTGTAAAACTTGCACACAACCTAGTTTATAACTGTCAACAGACCACGCTACGCCCGCCGCAAAGCCGGGCTCACATCGGAGTGTTTCTGGTGTAAGAGGTGGTGGTATTGGTATAGTTGTTGTCTGTGTTGAACTGCCAGGAATTGTTTGTGATATTCTTCTAGAATTACTTATTTGTGTTCTAGTGGACAACGTTGTTTCTTGTTTTATTTGTGTAATACCTTCAGCAAAAAAGTATCCAGTAGAAAAAGATGTATTGTCAGCATCATTATCACCTGTTAATGTGTCAGTAATAAATATTCTCTTATTACCGGCCGTAAATCTTCTTTCTGTTCCTTCTGGTAATCTTAGTTTAAGATATATGTTACCGTCAGCATTTGCATAAATTGGATCTCCCTCTTTAGCTGCTGTTAATATAAAAAATGTTCCTGTTGCAACTGCACCAGAATCTAAAATTGTATCTGGAGCAAATGTTACCTTACTTGTCAATAATTCATATTCATTTTTTGAAAGAGGTGTTGTCCATTTCGACATACCTTTATCATCAAAAAATATCCAATGTTGAGCAAATGGTTTTAGACCCTCAACTTTAATATGTAAATCTTGTGGACGAATGTAAGGAATTAAACTAACGTCAATTACAGATTCACCAAAAGAAACAGTATCTGTATCCGTAGCATTATAATTCTGTACACCGGTTCTTACATCATTAAACAGTGTTTCTATCGTTACTGCACTTCCTGGCGTTTGTGACTGTGCTATTGCATTTGCTGCATCTAATGTAGCATATGTGCCAACCAATTCACTTTGATTTGTTCCTGTACCACGATAAACTTTATATCCAGTGACATGTCTTTGCCAAGCATTCCATGTTGTTGTTATACCAGCAGCATTTTCATCAAAAGGAACACTGTTAGGAACACCAGTAAAATCAACAGGAAAAGTTACAGCATTATCAGGAGTTGTTTGTGTGTCAACCCAAACATCTGTTTCTGGAAATACTGTCATTTGCCCAGCAAATCTAAATGTTGTTCTTTCAGTATTTCTGTTTGTAGTTACAGAAGAAAGATTCATATATTGAACTTCTGTATAATTTAGTGTAATCAAGTCTCCGGTTTTAATAACATTTGAACCTGAAATATAATCATAATTTATAGACTCAATTGTATAGATTGGACGAATACTTTTTTCATCAGGATCAATAACAATACGATAATCTGTATTATATGTTGCACCTAAAAGATGATTAGTAAAGGTATCAACAAAAATACCATTTTTAAATCTGTCAAGTCCAGCATCATCAGTTATTTTAAGATCAACTGCTGCTTTTTCTAATAATGTTAGAGATGCATAATATTCTAAGTTTGTTACTCTTTGTTTAATTGCTGCTATATCTTTCATTGTTGATCTTACTACAGCAGTTTTCTTTATATTGCTTGATAAATCTTTTCTTCCTATAACATTTGCATAAAATGGTGAAATTGAAGGATAAGGTGAAATATACATTGAACCTAAAGTCATTGCTTTGATGTCTTTAGATAATGATGGTGTTATAGGATTTTCATCAGGTATGCCTTCTATTGTTCCAAACAAACCATTTACATACACAATAATGAGATCACGTCTTGCCAAGTAATATTCATAATCAAAAGATATTTGTGAGTATGCAGCCGGAATTCTCATACCATTTGAATCATAATTATATGTGTTTGTTGTTGTTGGATTAACAGTGGCACCTGCAACTGTTATTGAATCTGTAGATGTTCTTGTCTTTATTGAACGAAAATCAATATAATTTCTTAGATCATATTGATTTCCGGTTACAGGTGATTTATAAATTGGAAGTTCTGCTGTTTTGATTGTTGTAGTTGATGTATTGCCGTCATCAATAGGATAAGAATCAATAGAGTAGAATCCTTGACCAACAGTAAAATCTGGTTCAAAATAATCAAGCCTTACTAAAAGATGCCCGCTTGTTGTTCCTGTTCTCGGAGAAATTGTTGAATGATCATATAATAAGTCTCTTTGAC